AGGTCTGGTAAGCCGCTGCCGGACCTTCCATCCAGAAGGAGGCAATACGGGAACGTCGGCCATCACCGCTTACCTGCCCTTTACTGTCGATACTCTGCCCGTCGCGGAGCCACACACATTTCATGTTAAGCGCACGCTTCATATCCGGTGTGATCCTGCTCTTACAGAGCCGGGCACTGTAGAAACGCCGCTTCGCTGGCAAGCACAGGATCGCTGCTGTCGCGGTAGCCGGTCATATTGTCCATTTCCGGCTGGAAATATTCGCCGCAATGCGGACACGGCCAGTAAAGACGGCGACGGTCGCCACGGTTATAGAGCGATAAAACTCCAGTAGTTGGAGGGGCTTCATGGGGCGTGGAACGCCGCCATTTTGTGTCTCTGATATCCCTCCCGGGCGAGCTCTCAACCAGCGTCATCCCGGAGGACATGAATGTCGTGGTTCGCTTCGACGCCAGTGAAAAAGCGTCGCCCTCTCCGTCTATATCTTCCGGAAAGCGGTCGTAATCCGTCAGCGCCACACTTTTATAGTCAGAGGACGACATGATGTTGACGGATGGCCAGCCCAGTTTCAGATAGTTACCGGCGCGGAATGTACGATCGTAAACGTTATTATCGTTACGCCTTGGGCTCAGCCGGGTTTTCACTTCAGGGCTAGAGCGAAAAGTTCGGTCCAGACGTTTTTTTGAATGCTCGCGCGCCTTTTCCTCTGATACCTGAATCACAAGCATATCTGCCGGATCGCAGACGATGTTATAGACAATCCAGCCGTCAATAAGTCCGATTGTTTTACCCGTTCGCGCCGGGCCAACAAACACCACTGCGTCATATTCACGCGACGCCAGGCAGTTCATTGGCTCAATAACATAGGGGGCCAGATCCGGATCCCATGGAACGGAGTTTCCCGCCCCCATAGGCACGCGCATATAATTACTGACCGCATCGGCCACCGGCATACGACGCGGGGCACGTAAAATACCGGAAACATCGCGGCGGATGCCCCTGGCGGATGCCCGCTTTGCCATCAGTCCTCCTCTGGCTCTTCCTCCTCTATTTCAGCGTCCTGCACCCTCTCGGCCATCTGATCACGCAGATCATCGATAACGGTTTGCACGCGCGAAACCGCAGCAGGCGTTAATGCACAGTCGCGCTCAAGTACATCCGGAAGTGTTTCAAGTACCATGACGACGGCTTTCGCCATCAATGAGAATTCTCGTGCCACTTCATCAGCGGGTATTAACTGCCCCGTATCCTGTTCGAACTTCAGTCTCTCGTTCTCTGCCTTCCAGTGGGAAAGCCTGTCGGATGGAGGCATATCGTCGATATTTGCCGAAACCGTGGGAATCATCAGTTCGGTAAGAATGTCAGTCACCAGATAAAGCTTTAATTTGCTGTTGCTGCCAGGCGCAGGTTCGACATTTTTCAGTCTCGCGGCAACCGTCTGACGGTGTACGCCGGTTATCCCTGCCAACTGGTTGATATTGAGTTTTAAAGTGGCAATTTCCTGGTCCATGATGGTGAACACTTTTTAAACGATTCGACATCTTGAGAAAATGTCCCCTAATTAAATCAGAGACCTGCGTACATGATGATGATGACCCTGGATCCGAAAAACTAGCCGTTTCCCGCGAGCGCGCCGCCCCGTGGTAGGCTACCCTCCCGGGAGTACCTTTTGATTTGATAATATTCATCATTTACAATCCTAAATTAAAGGAAATGTCCTCGCAGTTTTAATGAACTCTTTCTTACAATCCGGGAACGCGAAATGTATTGCCCCAATTTGGCTCAGTTACTTTGTTTATCGGTCAGTATCATTGTCATTTTTGTAGGTCCTTTTCTCCTTATCTTAGGCCGTAAGGGGACAGGCAAGACAGATATGATGCTCTACAAATATAAATTTAGACCAAATTTGTCTTTACATATGCGATGGGGGAAAGCCCCAACAGGTCGCAATGCCTACAAAGAACTTGAGCAACATTCGAGAGAAGTTTTACTCTCTTTAAGAAACGCAGGATATAAAACCGTGAGATTCACATCACATCTGATAAGAAAGGGAAGCGAGCATAAACTACATGAGTTTCTTTCCTCAGAGAATATGTCTATCGTTCAAATTGATTATATCCCGACTCCTTTATTACATTACTCTATCATTCAATTGGAAATGTTAATTACAAGAAAGAGAAGAATAAAAATTAACAAAATGAGCGGTAAAATAATAATAAAACTCAACAATTAATATTGGTGCTATCAATTCATCAGTTAAATTGACATGTTTTGTTTAAACACATCAATGACGTTCTTGCTCAATTTTCCGTATACCTTCCAAGTTATTGTTCCCTTTCTCAATCACGGCCAGCAGCGGTTTAATCCACAAAATGGCCTGGCAATAAGTTATTGAGCTGGCGGCAGCGGCACGAACACCGGTTGTGTCGGGTCTGCTGGTATCGGTGTGCATGGCGCTGGCACGTAAATGGTACGCGTATTCGAGCAGCCCACATATAATGTGGGCAGGACAGGCAGATCACTGGTAATTCACGGTTTTTATTATTGCATTGAATAAACTGCTCGAATGTCTTAGGTATTCTTGATTGCTAATTTAAGCTTTCTCTCGAAATGTTCAAATTGTCTTTGGTAAACCTGTGCCTCATGTATCATACGGTTCGCACCAGCAATATTAGGTAGGCACTGTGAACTTTTTTGGAATGATTCATTTACAAGTGCAACTTGTTTTCGAATCAAATCATAATCATCAGAAAGTTCATCAAAATACAATGAAATCAGGGTATTTAGTTTTATATGCGTTTCCGGAGTTACTTTCATATCAATGGTTTCCATCATATATTCTTTTGTAACCGCGCCCTGCAAATACCCTATTCTAGATGCATTATAGAAAAACAGTTCATTTTCCCACTTTTTAAAAGTTTGGAATGTCTCCTCACCTTTTGTTTGTAAAAATTTACGTTTCTCTTTACTTTGTTCGTGTTGTACCTGTTTATCCCAGCGTTTTTCGGAAAAAAAGTTTGTCAATAATGCACCACCAAATGCACCAATAATCCCTGCCGCCGCTGTTACAACCGAAGCCCAAGGGAACTGAGAAGCCGTATTTACCATTTCGTTAGCCATCATACCTCCTACCAACCGCAACCAGCATTATCTTTTTTTAGCCATTTCTTCGATACACTTAAGAAGCCTTTCCTTGGCCTAAATATAACCAATTCTGATTTCATAGTATCTAAAAGCTCACATAAACCGCCTTTAGATGTATTGAGTTTTGTATAACTGAAGATAAGCTTTTTGAATTCAGACCAGTCTACATGAGTTTTACTGCCAATAAACAACTCTTCGCTAATCGCCCAGTTATGCTCAGCTTTAGCAAACTCTTCTTCAAGTGCTTTTTTTTGATAAAACGATTTTAGTTCCTTTACATTTGGTTCTATATTAGAGTTAAATGTCGAGGCTTTAATATTCCTTCCAATATTGGAATAAAACGTCAAATTCTTCTCTGGCATTTCAACCAAAAGGTCGTGCATTTTAATTAATGATTTTTTAAATTCAACTTTCACTTTCAGCTGCTCTTGTTCTCGCCAAGTGCTTAGCGCTCTGAAAGCGCAATAAAGAGTTACGATTGAAAATACTAAACCTAATGATGTCATCACAAGCATCCAGAAAGCCCAATTAGAAGCCTCTTCAGTAGCAAGCATGGTTCTAAGGGCATACTGTGCTGAATCTTTAGCGGCAATCATAGACTCTAGTGAAATCATATCTGCATCTAAGTGTTGCTTAACCATAACCTACTCCTTTTTTGGGAGCGATTATATCTCAAAAAGCACCAGCTGGCTTTGTTCAAAACATTCCGCATTGACGTTCCCAAACTTTGTTATGAACTAGAATGTCTTTTTTCGTCTGTGGGTCCATAACATCGATATCGTGGTTTGTCAGGTAGATAATCCTAGTCCATAAACATCCTGTATCAACCACCATCGGGGCGGGTGAAGTTTTCGCGCAGCTCGCGATCAACATCGTCATCAGGCATGTGATTAACAGTCTGCTGTACATTGCTGGCCTCTTTCGTGACTTCCACTTTTCGTTCCGCTGCGGCGACCGCCGTCGCTGCATTCTCTTCTGTACGCTGCTGTCTGGCTTTTGCCTCTGCCTTACCATTGCCGCGTATACTTCCAGCAAAAAAACCGCTGAGCGCGACGGCAACCAGCGCGCCAAGACCACCCAAAACCATTTCGATGATGCTCATAGCCCCCTCAGACCAGCACGGATTTCGCCAGGTAAAACAGTGCGCGACGTTTATCCAGACCATTTTGACCGCCGTTGATAAGCAGCGTTACGCGCTCAACATCGCCGGAGTGAAGCAGGCAACCGCGGGACACATAAAACCACGCAGCGGAACGGGCGGCGTACTCATCAACCTCAAGCAATTCTGGGTGCGCCACCAGGTCAAGCTTTAGCGCCTGGCCGCAGCTGCGATAGTTGCTCAGACCGGTAATTTGCTTAAGTCCCCGGCCGCGATATTTCCAGCCATCACCAGCAACCTGATTACCCAGTTTCTTTTTGCCCCACTCGCCGCCGTATACCAGATTAGCTATCGCTTTCTGGTTGGCCGGTTGTGTTGCCGTTCTGCCAAGTGCGGCAGCCTGCCGGGAAGTGATTCGGTGCCTGCCGAATGTGGGCACTAAGTTTTCAGCCGCATAATTCAGACTCTCCACCAGCCGGGTAAATCCTCCAGACTCATGGCCCATCTGAGCGATAAACATGGCCTGATCGAGCGGTGCGGTAATGCCGTATTCCTTCATTACCTTGTCTATTTGTGGAAACCAGCGTGCAGCCAGTCCGGCGCTTATACCAGCCGCCTTTTGAAATTGTGCTTGGTTCACGTTGTGCTCTCTCCAGTTATACGAGCGATATTGCCGCCCGCACGCCAGATAGCGACACAGACAACAACGTTGATGAGTATTTCTCCGTAATCGACCTGGACATAATCACCGTGCCAGATACGAAAGGCAGTGTATGCCGGAGCCAGAATTAGCCCATATGCCAGTAGCTGCATCATCCAGCGACGACGCATACTGCGCTTACGGAAGAACATCAGGCGGAACGAAATCATGATGCAGGCCAGTGCATTAAGGTGAAGCAATAGCCACGGATAGTTCTGCAGCAGCCACGTCATTCTTCCCCCTTCACGCCGGGCAGATTGCCTGTTTTTGAGCGGGCAAGAATGCGCAGCAGAATAGTCACCGAAACAGTAGATGCCGCCAGTGCTCCAATCGCGGGCGATACCTTGATTGAGACTGGCGGACTAAGCTGATTTAGTCCGGCGTTGATAAGGGCGGCGATAATTTCTGAAGCAGTACCGGCACAGTAAATGCCACCGATAAAGGAAATGAGCGCAAAAAGAATCTGCTTCCAGATTTTGTGATCCTCAGAGCTGAGTATATAAAGCGCCGCCCCTGCGAGGGAGCAGACCATAACAGCAGGCGTAGCCTCTGGAAAAAGCGTGGCGAATGTAACTCCGGTTGTGCCAGCAGCCACGCCCGCCGTTACCGTTGCAGTTATTGGTTCTGCGGACATTTAGCCCCCTCTTATCGCTGTGTATCCTCTCAGTTAATTTGAGGGGAAATAAAAAAGGCCGCATTTATTAGCGGCCTAAGGCTAGTTTTAATAAAGTATTAATGTGGAAGATGTTCTTTTGGCCCTTCCCATTCAAAAGAATTGAAAACATTTTGCACCACTAATTGCAATTTGCTCAATGATTCTGCTGATATATCCACTTCACCATAGTGCCCATCTGCCATGGTGCATCCAAATTTTGTACCAAATAAGTTATTAAGCATTAATGCACCTTGAGGAGCATTAATAAATCCATTATCTAATGGCTTAAGATTTAATGGCTTAGGCTCTCTACCCGCGCCAAGACCACGAGCTCTATCTTCCAAGTGCTGTGCAGAATTTCTTACAGCCCTTAAATCAGGAAAATCTTTTGCGATTTGAGCATGCAACTCTCGAATCTTCGGGGGAGAACCAAGCTCCTCGGATAAAACTTTCAGAAATTTGTCAATAGTATCCATCGCATAGAGAAAAGATTTAGCATGCAAAAAGATAAATTGGTGCTGGTGATTCAAAGGAATACTACCGCCTCCCCACTTCTCTCTTTTTAAGCGAACTTCAGCTTCGAATCTAACTTCTTCATGATTCTCATATGGTTGAAAACCAAACTCCTTACGTACCTGCTGCTCTAGGATTTGTCGTTTCTGAAAATCATTTGCCCACTGCTGTTGTGAAAAACCAGCGCTATTTGATCTAGAATTTCTTTCATGTTCAAAGAAATTTAAAGAAATATTTGCGTCATAAAAGGCAGTTTCGAGATGTCTTAAAAGGCCCTCGAATTTCCAAGCTAACTCTCTATCTTCAAGCTTAATATGGCTACCAGGCTTTACTAATTCAAAAATGAACATTTGCTCGACCCATGTACGATAATCAAGCGATTATATTACGTACGGCAGGAAGTAATCTATGTTTGAATTCACAAAAAAAGCCCGCGCTGAGGCGGGCTTAATTCCGTGCAGGCGTTATATCCCACGATAGGAAGCATACTGGACAGTTTTATGCAAAGTCAATACTATTATGCAAAAAGTGTCGCTATATGTTCCGATAATATCAGTAAGTTGTCGCCTTCTCGAATTCTGCAGAAGCGTGTCGTTCAGCTTGGCATAGAACGTCCACGAGCATTTCATAAAAAGGCTTCCAGTTCCGCGACCATGTGGACTGATGGAGATCCGGGATACGCTTCAGAATGGCGCGATGTACCGTGGCAGAAGAGACTCTGGAGAAGCCATTACCAGAACAACGCTCACAAGTTTTGAAAACCGGTGCTCTGCGCTCTTTGGTCGCTTTACGATCCAATATTTCGCCTTTACCGCCGCACCTGCACCGCGCCAGAATCACTTTCTTTCCTTCGCACATTCCGCAAACCCTTTTCACCAGCTCATTTTTAATCTTAGGGGAAACCACTTCAGCACCGTCGGCGTCGAAAAGACCAGGGTGTTTAATGACATTCTCATTCCCGGAGATAAAACCGGTACCACTGCAGCTATGACACGTTACGCTGGTAGCCGCCGAACGGGAGTAATCAGCAAAGGCAAATTGTGCCAGCATCTTCATGCACCATCCGAAATGTTCACCAGCTCCTTTGCGAACATTCTTTGGTGCGGCATCCATCGCATATCTCGCCAGTGCCTGAACTGCGAGCTGTTCATCCGTTTTGCTGATACCAGCCTTTCCTAAGAAAGCAGCCAAGCCGAAGCGCGCGCGGCTGCAGGTGGTACCAATAGCCGCCATTACATCTGTACCGGTGAGACGTTCCGTAGAGGTTCCTTTCACGTCGTCGCTGATATGCATTCCCTGAGGGCTGAAATGTTTGAGTGATTCTTCCAGCTTCATTTTATTTCCTCGATAATTATCATTCCGGTTTCGCCCCATACTTTTGATGTCCGGGCGTCCCAAATGTGGGAATCATCCTCAAATAAGGCATCCAGTAGCGATTTAGTGAGATTGTCCAGGTCTGGCTTTACCATGTGTGGCTGGCCGTCCATCGCAGCGCGTTTTTTCTTACTCCAGCTCTGTGGCATCGGCAAAACGAACGTAATATGAGCGCCGTTCTCCGGCACCCGGATGCAATGCAGACGTGCTTCATCGCAAAACATGCGATAGCGCATCACAGGTGGCCGCTGTTTCCATTTATCACGGCGTGTCATGCGAGGTTTTCCGACAGGAGTGATGATGTATTTAGGCATAGAATACTCCCAGCTCTAACTGGACCTGTTCCAGCAGCTGCAATTCGGTACCGAAGTTTCTCTCCCATTGCTTGCAGCCAGCATGAATGGCCACACCATAACCGCCGTTGCGATGATGCATATGGCACAGGGGAATTGATTTCCGATGGTCAGCGCGCTGGCTTGCGCCCTGCCCGGTTCGGATGTGGTGGATTTCCGCAGGCGTTTCGCCCAGGTTCTGATTTCTGCACACGATGCAGCCCATTGCGGCCACACGCGAAAGATGGAGGCTATCTGCTTTCTTCATGCTGGACCACCAGCACGAGCAGAAACACCGCGCGTAATCGTGCGGTGAAGGTGATTTGGGGTAATGCTCTGCGCCATTTTGATTCCTCAGGTTGGCGCAGTAATCAGTGGGTGTTCAGCCCGTTTGATTATTATAAATCAACCCTTACGGCTTGAGAACCTTGAATACTTCCTGGAGGGAGTTTATGTTGATTATCCTCTCATCCGCAGTAAGAGCCCGGGCCGATAGTGTGTTGCCTTCCCGGCGTATCAGTGTGTGCAAAGTAGTACTGGTTACCAAATAGTCGGTTATTTCGCCATCAGACAGACATAAAACAAGCAAACCATCTTCAGTTAATCCGGCGACAAATTCATTTAGTTTCATGGGTATATCCCTAAGTTGGTCTTCCCCTTACGGGAGCGGTCCTTTATTCCCTGCACACTGATTCATCAAAGGCTCCGCTAACCAGACGTTTTATAGGTTAGACAGAGCAATTTGCAGAAATTGTTCTGTCTAACCGATCGGCTATCAAGGCGCAGGAATCAGTTACAATCTCTCAGATAACCGGCCAGCAATCAGTGTATGGTATGCAGCCATGGAAATGCGCCATGTGTCCCTTAGCAGAACGTTATCTTCACCTCCTGAACCATCAACAAATGTAATCTTCACTTCAAATACAAAATGGTTGAACGCGTAATTATTAAGCGTTATTACCCTATAGATTCCGTCAAAAAAATACTACTTTCCTGTTAGAGAGGTTATTTTTTTAGCAGTTATCCTTTGTCATGTGTATACGTAGTAAAGCTCATCCATTCAGCCAGGAATTTCCACATGTAATTTCGGAGGTATGCTATGTCTATTTTTGAAACCAGTGACTCTGCATGGTCCGCACTGACAAAGCAATTTGAACAAATGTCAGGCTCCCCTGGTACGCCACTTATTGTTCAGTCTCCCACTATCTTCAGGCCACTTACAATAACTGGCATCAATCCCGCACTCGCCTTAACCCGAAAATTGCTTTTGGGTGATAACCAACCTGCGTATCATAATTTAAACCAAACCGCATATACGCAGAGTAACAAATCAGTCCAGAAGGGATATATTCAATACCTTCAAACACTGCTTGTCGAAATGACAAAACGAATGAGTGCCCCTGTTGATTATGATGAGATTGAAAGGCTTCAAAAAATATATACAAAAGCACAAAGCGCCTTAAATATTTTCGTCAGAGATGCGAATGCTGACTGGGCATTGGAAAAAAGAAACAACCCCGGGCTTTCGAGGCAAACATGGGATGCCAATTATTGTCCTGAAGGTTTCACACCAAAAAAAACATTGCTTCAAAAAGACACGATGGCTAAGTATGGAGCGCTACAATCAAAACAATCCGCTTACCCGGCTTTGACCAGAGTTACAACCGCGCTATTCAATTGTGAAATGAATGCCAGAGAAATTATAAACCTCCCTTTGTCTGAAGATGACTTAGCCTTACCTGATACATGGACACCTTTTTTAAGAACCAATCTTGAACCCGGAATGAAATGGGAAGATTTCTTCAATAAGGATGCCCCACAAACTATAGAAATCACATCAAGTTCATTCCATTCTGAGCATTATGACTCCTCCTGGTCCGCTGGTGGTTCTTTCTCATATGGTTTTTTCAGTTGTGGCGGAAGTGCAAGCGGTGGGCATGTAGAAGATCATTTAAGAAAGGGAACGCAAAAATTAAGATTCATTTTCAAACGCATGATTCCGGTTCAAATACAGCGTGGGGCATGGTATGACGAAGGCCTGTTATCGTATACGGATTATGTCGATAAGGAAGAGTTCTGGGGTCCCAGGGGTACGTTGAATCTTATACCAGTCAGCGCTGTTATCGGTAGAGGCTTGACCATTGAAATTGAAACGACAAGCGAAGCGTATGATTCATTTCAAGACTGGCGTAAAGCTTCTGGTAACGCAGGATTTAGTTTTGGGCCCTGGTCAGTAGGTGCAGGGGCAAACAGTTCAACCAATTCATCTTCCGTTTCCGATGAATCAACAGGAACAACGCTGCGTTTTACCGACAACTCAGATCAGATTTATATTCTGAGTGTAATCTCAATGAAAATGGATGAATATCGTAAACCTCAGTTTTTTGAAGAAATAGCGATGCAGGAACTTAATAAACTTGAATTGCAGTCCGACGTGGCATCCGAAACCATGAAGTCACTCCAGGAGTTTCTGGAAAAATGATGAACGCCTATTCCAGCATCACTCTCATGATAACCACATTTCTCGTGGGATGTAGCAGCGTTGCTACTTATCCGGTATGTGTCATGCAGGATGAAGTATCCGTTCAACAATGGAATACGATCAAGGAAAATCTTGAAACAAGCATCAGGGTTATCGACCCAAATGCTAAAGTCAATATTGTCCCGAGTGTCGCTATTATCGAAGCAACCTCCGTAACCCATTCACGTCTCCGGAATGTATGGCCAAGCCAGGCATGTATTAGCACTGTTCGCACTGATGGAGATGATATCCTCTGGAGGGAATGTCAGCGTGTCGTAGCCGAATATGTTCATAAACCCTGGACATCCTGGCCTGGAGAAATCAAGAAAGGTCAGGTTTACTGTAAAACGCCATAAAATATTTTTATTAATTCATGCATATGTCATGTTCAGGTTTACGCTCATGGTGTATGAGACCATTATATCAGGTAAGAAAGGCAGGCTTACCTGCCTTCTTGCCACTAAAATTTTAATCATAATTTGATTATCTCAAATAAAATATTCTCCTGATTCATTTTATTCAGGTCTGACCCTAAAACCCGCGCTGGCTGCGACCTCATTATCGTTTTTGTAGTATTCATCGTCAAAGGAACTGCGCATTACTCCGCTATGAGCGACAGGTGCCAGTTTCAGTACCAGGTCATCCCATTTTTCACGCAACTTCGCTGGGCTTAGCACGTTTCGGCACCAGAACGGGTCGCTCTGGACTCGCCTGAACATGTCGCAAATCTGGCGGTGTGTGCGCCCGTCGATAGTGCGCATCAGCCGGATCTCGTTTGCCCATGCGTTCCAGTTTGGTTCTCTGGGGCGAGCAACTTCACCATCGGTTTCGGCTGCTTGTTCATACAGAGTTCGGATC